AAGTAAATTATTATCAGGTCACGTTAATATCAATATTGCCGAAAATTACGAAACCGTAAGATTAAGATTAAATGACCAAAACTTACCTGAAGAGTTTTCTTACGGGAGTTATTATTGGGCAAATAATAGAATCGCAGAATCAAATCCAAATGATTTTTCTAAATGGAATAAAACTAATAAATCATTTAAAGTAACAGGCCAAGAATTTGCTAATGGTATAACCGTTGCTGTTGTATTTGATAAAACAGAATATGAGGTTTTATATGCACCAAAGATTACAAATTATTCAGGCAAAGGACAGGAGAATGTATATGAGGTAAGAGAATCCGATAGGGATAAAACGATAACAATAAACTTTACAACACAAAATGCGGAGTTTGTTGATGTATATATTTCTGACAGACCAATAAGAGTTCCAGCTGGAAACGGTAATGTACAACTATCTTTCAGAAATGATTTTGGTAGTTTGTATGGTAGAAAAATAATTTATTTAGTACCTGTAAATAATATCGGTATAGGTATTACCGAATCTCTTATAGTTTCGTTTAATCAAATAAATGATTTCCCATCTTTATTAGAAGTAACTGCACCGGAACAAATAGATGTTCCTGTATTCTCTGATTTAAATGTAGATTTTAGTGTTGATTACGAAACGTTTGCAGCAACTTCTGTTGATGTTTATTTGTTAGATACCACTACAAAGCAATTAATTCCGTTATTTTCTAACTTACCAGCAATTGGTTCTTTTAATGTTAATTTAAGAGAATTAGTTACGAAGTATTTACAAAATAAAAAGATAGATTTAGTTTTTGGATTCATACCGTATAACAGAGGTGGTGAAAAAGAATTGATTGGTAATAGTTATGAAGTTACAACAACCGTAATATATCCGGATGTTATTTTAGATGAATCGCAAATTAAAAATGCAATATTTGAAACAATTTCCGAAAACCTTAAATTCAATGAGTTAGGACCAGAAAGTAAATACTTAACTCATTTAGTTAATTTTGGAAATAACGAACAACTTATAATTTCGTCTTGGGAAGAGGATGATTGGACATTATCCGAAAAAGTAGAAGATGAGATTGGTAACTTAAAAGTAAAAAATAAAGTTGATTCAATACTTTTAAAACTTTATTCACCATTACCTGCGACCGTTGGTGTAAATTCAACATTGTGGATTACTAAATTGATGAGTAATCCTCTTATTGAAACGGTGGTATTAACGGAGCAAGATGAAATTAAGTGTCCTCCTATAAAGGGCCCTAATTTTAGTATTGAAGTAGATTTTGTAAGTGGCAAATCAACTGCATTTGAATCTCTAGATAATTTAATATTAAGTGCTTCCGCAGTATCATCCGCTAATTTAGTATCAACATATTTGAGTTCATCTTTAATTAATACGGATGAATTGAATATAGAATATTATAGTGGTTCTAATTATTTAACAGGTTCTCTACAATGGAAAAATTTTGTACACTTTAGTTCGGCAAAAGAAAGAGTAGATAATTTTGTATATAAAGTACAATTAATAGAAGCATACGAATCGGCAATATCCGCATCAAATGCAACACAACCACATAGTGGTTCTTTGGGCTCTATACAAGAAGCTGAAAGGCAGGCTTTAAAGAAAAATCAATTAGTAAATAACTTTGATGGTTTTGAAAAGTTTTTATATACATCATCGTCTGTATATACAAATTCAGGAAGTAATTCAATAACATGGCCTTATAGTAGTAGTATTAGATTAGCAAGTACATCCACTACGGTATCTACTTGGTATGAAAATTTAATAGAATTAGCAGAAGAATATGATTCTGAAAATCAGAATTATTTAAAAAATAATATTCCACAATATATTTTAGATAATAACGAAAATGGTAACTTTTTGTTATTCTTTTCTATGATTGGACATCACTTTGATAACATATATTATTTTACTAAAGCTTTAGAAAAAAATAAAGGTTTAGGATATAAATCAAAGGGAGGAATGCCTGATAAACTATTATTTGATACTTTAAAATCGTTTGGATGGGATGCCAAAAACCTTGCAGCTGATGAAAAGCTTTGGAAATATGTTTATGGGCAAGATTCAGATGGTATAACAAAAGAATCAAAATCTCCAAAAGAAAGAACAAATGAAATATGGAGAAGAATAGTAAATAACCTTCCATATCTTTTAAAACATAAAGGTACAAGAAGAGGTGTTTATGCAATTATGGCATGTTATGGAATCCCATCTTCTAATCTTTCTATTTTAGAATTTGGTGGACCGGAACCAGCAAAAAGATTCGATGATGTGGAAGAAGTAGGAACTACAAAATTATTAATGGATAATACAACTTATGCATTATCTATGAATAACGGTTCTAAAATTGAACTAGAATGGAAAACAACGGATAAAGGTGATAAACCAAAAACAATAGAACTATTTTTAAAACCAGCATATGCAGGTGATTGGACAATAGTTTCGGGTTCTGGAAATTGGAACGTACAAATTAGCGGTTCAGTAGGTAGTGAATATGGTGTAGTTAAATTTAATAATGCAGGAACAACAATAGTTTCATCATCTTTATTACCACTATTTAATGATAGATTTTTTGGATTGAGTATTTCATCCGCATCTTATGGTATAAAATTAGATTTAAAACAAGTAGAGAAAGATAGAAACATATTTGAAACATTTTCAACTGCCGATGTAACAAATAATTTCGGCCCACAAACCGACAGAATTTATTTGGGTTGGAATTATTCAGGTAGTTTAGATGAAGTTAGATTATGGTCTACTGCACTTTCATCTTCTGCATTTCACAAACATGCATTCTTTCCAGAAGCAATAAATGGTAATCATATTTCATCTTCAACCGATGATTTATATTTCCGTTTAGATTTTGAATACCCAAAAAACTTAAACCAAACGGCATCACTTTTGAATGTTGATGCAAATGTTTATTTTAGTGGAAGTTTAACAAGAAATGATTATGAAAATATACCAGCATTATCAGGATCACTTTATTCAGAAAATACATCTCCATTATTATATGCAACCGCGAGTGGATTTTCATCTATTACAACATATCCATATAATTTTGAACCAATAGAAAGAACGGTATCATTAGAAATTCCAAATATTGGTTCTAGTAGATATTCTACCAATAAAATACGTTTTGAATCTCAATCGGATGTATTCGGAAATGATGTTTCTGGTGGTGTAAATTTATCTGTAAAAAGTAGAGCAACTAAAAAAGCATTTGACCAATCTCCAATAGATACCAACAGAATTGGATTATTCTTTTCACCAACAAAAGAAATGAATGTAGATATAGCTAAATCTTTTGGTGGGATAAATTTAGATGATTATATTGGCGACCCATCGGATGAATATCGTTCAACATACAAATCATTGGATAAATTAAGAAATTATTATTTCCAAAGATTTGATAATAGAGATGTATATCAATACATTAATATAATTAAATCTTATGAAAAATCTCTTTTTGAAGATATTAAAAAAATGTTGCCTGCCAGAGTAAGAGCAACTACTGGTCTTTTAATAGAACCACATATTTTAGAAAGAAGTAAAATTGAACAATCAAAACCAACGGGCGAAGAATATCAAAAAGATTCTGTAATTGATACAAGAAACCACATATTAACTATGGCGGAAAGTAATCAATACGAAACTATAATTGATTCAAATTTGAGTGAAAATTTATCAGGTGAGAGTAATCAATATTTTGGAACAATATATACGGCATCAATTGATAAAGCATACGCAGAAAGTTATCAATATGAGACACCAATTGATGTGGATAGTGATTTACAAACATCGGGAGATTATTATCAAAAAGAAGTTACCATTAATGCTGAATTGGGTGATGGAACATTTTTATCTGAAATAGATTTATATGATACTAATACAATAGTTGGACAAACGGAATACGAAAGTGTTGGTTTTGGTATATATGCACAAAGTGGTTCAGCAATAAGAACTTATTTTGATAAAGAAGGTAGAAGGGTTAAAGAAAGAGTTAAAGTTAATTTAATTACAGAAAGAAAAAGAAGAGATATATTAGTACCAAAAATAGTTACACCAAACAGACAGGCGGACCCAAGAGGAGGATATTATACATCGGCATCTTTTTATACAGAAACTCGTTTAAATATACAACCATTCTCTGGCTCATATGTACCGACAGTAGCAGGGGATATTATAGATGTAAAGCCTGTTAGTGGATATTTAAAAACTCACTACAAAAATACATCTGATTTAACAAGAGGTATGGAAAATTCTTATTATAGGGGTTCAAAAAATACGGCAGCAACTACATTAGATGGTACTCCTCCTGTTGAAACATTTACAACAAATCCAAACACATTGAGAGTAAATAAAGCAGGTAGAGATGCAAGTGAACCAATATTGGAAGTAGAATAACGGAATTCTAAAATTATTATATTTATTAACAAACGATATAAAAATACATTATGGGATATTTAAGTAATACCGAATTGACTGTGGATGCTATTCTTACTAAAAAAGGTAGAGAAAAATTAGCAGCAGGACAAGGATTAAACATTACTCAATTTGCATTAGCAGATGATGAGATAGATTATTCATTATATGAGCCAGCACACCCATTGGGTTCTGCTTATTATGATGTGGCAATTAAAAATATGCCAGTTTTAGAAGCAAATCCTGATGAGACACAGGTAATGAAATATAAGTTAGTTACACTTCCAAAAAATACTACAAGAATCCCAGTTGTAGAATTTGGTGTTCCTAACATTTCAGTAAATCAAAGAAGTGGTGAAGTATCACTTTCTCCAACTACATCTCCAGCAGGTAATAGAAATTTGGGATATACATTAGTATTGGCAAATAAAAACGCAGGTGATATTATTGGTGAGGGAGTTTCCGCAGCAGTTGGTTCAGTACCAGTATTTATTGGTGATGATGTATCTGCAACAGCAGCAATCGCTAAAGGATTAACTTTCAAATTTATTCCAAACCCATCTTTAACTTCAACTATCAGATCTACAATCACAGTTTATGGTAATGAAACAGGTGGTTCACAAACTATTCCAGTAACCGTAACATACGTTCAATCTTAAATAATATGGCAGTAATTAGAGATAATAGAGGAGCCCTTTTAGCAAGCAACTTATCACAATATTTAGCAGGTGCAGCTAACACCGCAGGTACACCTATTGATACTAACGAATTAGTTAGAATCATGAACAACTTTTTGGGACAAGGTGAACAAATTAGTGGAGATATCACTACAATTACAAATGGTATCTACAAAAAATTTGGTGCAATTGATAAAGTAACTAACAGAACTGAAATCGTAACTTCCGGAATATGGAGTGGTGATACTGGTTCTTTAAGTACCTTTTTTACATCATCTGCACAAACAGCTTCAAGCACTGCAAAATACTATGTTGAAGTTTACAATCAAAACCCATCATCAGATGGTGCAGAAGTTCAATTTTCTATAGCATATGGTGATTCTAACGGATTTGGCGCACCGACTTTAGAACAAGATGATAATTCTACAATGGCAACCAAAGCAGTTTATAATCAATTTAAAAATATTCTTTTAGATAGAGCTGATGAGTTTTTTAGTGTATATAGTGGTTCTACCGCAGGAGCACATGATTTAAAAAACTTCTACGCAATTAATGTAAATAGAGCAAGATATAAAGAAAGACTTGACCCAGGAAACTTCTCATTAAAATTAACAGGTACAACAAGAACCGTTACTCTTATTGATGATAGTGGTGGAACCGATGAAAACGTAACTACAGCTGGTAGGGTTTATAATTTAGTTAGTGGTTCATTAAACATTGGAAGTGCATTAACAGCATCTATAAATTCTTATGTAGCATCAAATAATCAGGGATATGGCTTATTCTATCCTGATATGGGTGTAATTCTTTTAAACCCAAATGCATTATCCGCATCGGTTGGAGTAGAATTAGCACCGGCATCATCATCGGTTGCAGGACAAAACCATAACTTAAATGGTTCTATAAAATTATTAAAAACAATCGAAGCAGGTGCAGATTTCCAAGCTCGTAGAACTGAAAACGTATCAACATCTCATTTCTTCGTAAGAGCAAATAACAGAGAATTTAATTTCTCAAATAATCCAACATTCGTAACAGGTTCTACAGGACAATTTTCAGTATCAACATTTGAAAGAGACCCTAAAGTATACATAACTACTGTTGGTTTATATGATGATGCTAACGAGCTGTTGGCAGTTGCAAAAGTATCAAAGCCGGTCGAAAAGTCATTCGACAAAGAAGTGGCTATTAAAGTTAAATTAGATTTCTAATAGAGAATAACCAACAGATTAGTAAAACCCAGCCCCGTAAGGTTGGGTTTTCTTTTAGGTAGATATTTATATGTGATATGTTAAAAAGAATACCAAAATCAGATATTAGTATAAGACCTTTTAAGGCTTATAAAAGATGGGCGTTCAACGATAGTGATGGAAAATTACAATTGTATGAAGCAAACGCGACATCTAGTGTATCTTCATCAAATTTTCCAAAAAATTCAATATACGGCCAATTAAGAGCACAATTTTACAATGATAATGTAGATAATCCATTTTTAAGGTTTGGTAATAAAAGTACAAACTACGCAACAGGATTAGGTGCAGAGAGATTTATGACCGGTTCTGCAAAAGTAATTTCTATTCCACAAATATATGTTGGCGAAGGAATTAAAAAAGGTTCTGTGACATTAGTGGATAGTGCTGGTACTTTTAGAGATGATTCAAACGGAAATTTAATAGGTGCGCAAGGGGATGTTATAAATTTTTCTATATTCAATAATAATAATAGTACGGATAGTATTTTTACAGATATTTTAAATACATCATATACCGTAACGGTTACGAATATAAACTTTAATACCAATACTGTTGTATTACGATATTTGGGAGAAGATTATTCAGCAAATTTAGTATCTTTTAATGTAGAGAATAATGGTGAAATGATTGTTGATAATTTTGTATTTTTAGATACTGCAGCAGGTAGTGATAAAATTGGAAATATATTTTACAATCAAGGTTTAGTTGTTTTAACTAAACAGCCGGAAACAAGATTGACGGGCAGTTGGGACATTTCTTTTAAATCTACAAAAACAATTTATGAACATGAGTATTTACTTATTGTAAATCCAGATGAATTTAATTTCTCTCAAAACCCATCAGCAGTTAAAGATGTTGGATTTGAATATACAAACATAACAGGTAGTGATGGAAGATTATACAAAGTAAACACTAAATCCGGTTTAAGATTTGTTAAAAAAATAGTACAAACCGATTCGGGGGATATTTTAGATTATCGTTATACATCTTCTAGACCAGGCTACTCCGATTGGAAAGGTGGGTTTGATGATTGGGAAATAAGTAGTTCAGTAGATACCACAGGTTCGTTCCTAACACCATATATTACAACCATTGGATTGTATGATGATGATATGGATTTAGTTGCAGTTGCAAAATTACCACAACCAATTAAATCAGAACCTGACTGATTTGATATTTAATTTATATTTATAGTAAAAGAAAAACTATGGCTAAAAGTATTTTAGAAATATACGACGAACAAAAAGCAGCAATTGGCGTTGATAAAATTTCATTTGACGCGGGAGTAAATGCAAAAACTCCATATACTACAAATGATTTACAAAAAGCAGATGAGCAAGTTTTAACCGCTGCAAAATTCAAAACAGGTAGAGGTGGAGAAGTTAATGAAAAAAAATACTCCGATACCGTAAAGAGATAATTTTAATGACTAAAAAAGTTACAAAAAAGAAAGCCAACTCTAAATGGGTTGCAAAGAAGCATGGATTTAAGTCAGGTCTTGAAGAAAACATTTCTCAACAAATCGAAGGTAAAGGAATTAAAGTTGAGTATGAAACAGAACAGGTTCCTTATATTGTACCTGCTAGTGAACATAATTACCACCCTGATTTTCGTTTACCTAATGGGATTAGAGTAGAAACAAAAGGTAGATTTGTTCTTGCAGATAGGAAAAAACATCTATTAGTAAAGGAACAACATCCAGAATTAGATATTCGCTTTGTATTTACAAACTCAAAGAATAAAATCAGTAAAAAATCCAAAACCACCCTAATACGTTGGGTAGTTATTCTACATTAAAGGGTAACGAATCAGCATTTTATTGTCCGTTTTGTAATCACCATAAACAAAAATTACAGGTTAATACTGAAACTCAAAAGTGGCATTGTTGGACTTGTAATAGTGGTGGTAAGAAATTGACATCCCTACTTCGTAAACTTGATGTGGACAGGAAAACTATATCCATAATCAGAGAAATATACGGAGATAGTAATTGGACACCACAACAAGAGGATGCCGAAACAAAAGTATTCATTTCCCTTCCAAAAGAATTTATTAGTTTATCAGAAGAACCTAAAGGTTTTAATCCTGAATATAAGAATGCTATGTATTACCTTACTCAAAGAGGTATTACAATAAAAGATATAATTAAATACAATATTGGTTATTGTAAAGAAGGATTGTATGCACAGAGAGTAATTATTCCGTCATACAATTCCGATGGGTCACTTAACTACTTTGTTTCCAGGTCTTACTACCCAGAAAACAAAATGAAATACAAAAACCCACCAATCAGCAAAAATATAATTTGTTTTGAATCACAAGTTAATTGGAAAGAACCGATTATACTTTGTGAAGGTGTATTTGATGCAATTACAATTAAACGAAACGCAATTCCACTTTTAGGTAAATTCCCATCCAAACAATTGGTTGAGAAAATCTTTATGAGTGGAGTAAACAATATTATTATTTCATTGGATAACGATGCAATGACCGAAGCATTAAAAGCAGCAGAGTATTTTCGTAAGAATGGAATAAATGTAAAAATGATGTATCTAAAAGATAAGGATGCAGCAGATATGGGTTATGAAAACTTTTATGAAGAACTAAAGAAAACTAAAGAATTTAATAGTGAGGAATTACTATTGATGAAAATAAATCAATTATGAAATTAAAAAGAATTTATCACATCGCAGACGTTCATATTCGTAATGTTAAAAGACATAAAGAATATAGACAAGTATTTGAGAAAATGTTTGAAGAAATCCGTAGTAGAGGAACGGAGGATTCAATCATTTATTTAGCAGGTGATATTGCACATGCTAAATTGGAAATGTCTCCTGAATTATTAAAGGAGATTAGTTGGTTATTTACAGAGTGTTCTAAATTATGCGAAACTATTCTCATTACAGGTAATCACGATTGTAATATGAACAATTTAGATAGATTGGATGTTCTTACACCAATTGTAGAAGCATTGGATTTACCAAACTTTCACTATTTGAGAGATACGCAGGTATATTCTATTGGTGGAGTTGATTTTTCCGTATTCTCTATTTTTGATAATAAAGATAATTGGATTACCGCAGATAAAATGTTTGGTAATAAAAAGATTGCACTATTCCACGGACCAGTTGATAACTCAATGACAGATGTGGGATATGTGGTAAGTAGTAGACACTTTACAACGGATATATTTGATGGATTTGATTTGGCACTATTGGGCGATATTCATAAACGTCAAGAAATGATTAGTCCGAAAGGATGTAAGGTTGTTTATGCAGGTTCATTGGTTCAACAAAACTTTGGTGAAACATTAGATAAGCACGGATTCCTTGTTTGGGATTTAGATACTATGAACTACGAAGCAAT